CTGTAATTAACTTTAAGTAAGCAGCTTGATCTGCCGGCGCTTGTTGCGCTTGAATGTTTGACAGAACAAGATTAGCCTCTTCTTGTGAAAGAACTGGTGTATATGGCAATCCATTAAGGTACTGTAATTTTTTACCAGCTAATATTCTTTCTTCTAAACCACTTTCACCTGTGCTTAAAGCTTCTAACGATAAGTTTATAGGTTGGATATTAACAGTATCTGTTTTGTTTGTTTCCGCAAAAGCAATTGCATCCCCATTTACGCCCAATTGAGCCACCATAGCATCACGGAAATCTTCTACCATTTTTAGTGCTTTATTTTCAAAGTCTGTATCTCGCCCCTCAAGACCACGACCCTTAAAACCTTTAGCGTAAATTTTAACGTAATCGTCAATATTTTTTAATGTTAGTCGACGTCCTAATCCAATTTTTAATGAGTTAAGTTGTTTTAAATCATTTAACTCTTTTGTTATTTTAATTTGTTCGTCAGGTTCTAATTGTTGTATTACACTTCCTACGCTTGTTTCCAAATCAAGTATTGTTTCTTCTGGCAATGTTTGATTGGGTAAATTGTCAGCATAAACACTTATTGATGACAATATTTCATCTGTGTAAAGTTTAGCAAGTTCTTGCGCTTGCTCCTCTGCAATAGTTGGACCTTCAAAGAAAGTTTGCAAACCACCTACAGCTTTCAGCATCTTTGCCTGATCTTCTGGGCTTAACATTTTCATCAAGCCATAAACATACGCACCGCCAGAGGATGAAAGCGCTTCCTCTCCGACAGGCTTTTCCTCTTTTTCTGGACCATAAAAATCACTTGGCAAGCTATCACGTAACGCACGGCGCATTTCATCTATCGCAAGTACACCACTCGTTGCACTATCTGCAAACTTTGTAAGCGCACGTACCGTACCGTTGTAAATCATAGCGTATTGTTGTTTTGTAAGACTGCTAAGATCACCAGCCTTTATCTGTGCCATTTTCTGTGTATCGTTTACAACACCTTGCAATGCCATAGATATGACGCTCAGATCCTGACCATTTGCTATCTGGTTTTCAACATCCGTAAGCTTTCTTTCTCTGTTTTGCAGAGAGGCAATCTCAACACGGCGATCAATGTCACCGCGTAACGCAAATCTATTCTGTATTTCTAACTGACGAAACTGCGACTGAAACTGCTGCTGTGCGTATCTATCACGCCCTACTTTCTCAGATAACTCACGCTGTAGTTTACTTGTTTCTCGCGTCCATATTGGATCATCACCATCAAGAACATTGCCATACAGATCTGACTTTGCAAGCTCTTCACGCCTTTCACGCAATGCTTCTTGTGCATCTAACAACGCATTATCAAGATTGTTCTTTGTTTCCATCTTGTAGCGTGTTTCAGCGTATTCACCGATTGCAGCCAATGCAGCCTTTGCTGGTGCAGCCTTTGCCAACTCTTGTTCAGCTTCTCTAGCCACACTTCGTCTTGCACGTATAGGACGCCCCGGCATGTCTGTATTTACTCTTCCTTCTGCTCGATATACTGGTATTCTCATGTTCTTACCTCAACAAAGGACGTGGCATTGGGCGTAGGCTAGTTGTAAAGTTAGATCCTGACGCTCTTGTAGAATATTGTGGACTTGAACCAAATATACGACGTTGATAACCAAGACCTGCTACTTGACCTAACCCACTTATTAATGATGCAGTGCCTTGAGCACGTAAACTAGCAGCAGCACCGCTACCCTCCATACGTGCCAACTCAGCATTAAGACGTGCGTTTTCTTGTTCGTCACTTATCTGCATATTTGTCATTTCATTGTTAAACTCATTGACAGCCGCTTGATAATCAAACTCTCTAGCATTTATACGCAATACAGCAAGTGGTGTGCCTCTGCTCATATCAAAGCCAGCATAACCAAACCCAGCTCGTGCTGTACTCTGTATTTCTCTTTCAAACGCCCTTCGATCTCTTACTTGATCAATAGCAAACTGTGCATTGATAATACCGCGTTGTTTTTCAAGCAAACCAATATCGCGCTCAATCATTTCTGCATTGAAATTTGCCGCAGCTTGCGCTTTCTCAGCAGCTTTATCAGACGCATTTTTCTGTTTGATAGCGCCAGTTAATCCTGTGACAACTTGTATTCCTGTGCAAATAGCGCCCATAATCTACCTCACAAATCAAATGTATTCATGCGTGGGAACAACGCCAATACCGTCAATGGTAGTGGTTGCGTTTGCCTCACAAAAATACGGTCATCATCTTCAAACCCACCAGGAAACTCTATTTCTTTGTCTCCTGTGAACAATGGTATGGCAGTATCCATATCCATAGAACTATCTCTGAATGGTATACGATCTAAGTCAGATGCACTATTACCAACTTCTACACCCACTGTTTCAAACAGTCTTAACGTAATTGCATGAATACGCTTTGGTTTACCCTGACTTGTGCCATCTACAGAACCACTTTCAATACGCAGTGTTTCTAGGTTGCTTGTAAATCCAAAGCCCACAGATGCACTTGTTGCAGAGAAATCAAGCGAAATACCACCAGATGCAACCGTCTTATCAGGATGGCTTGCACCATTGGCTAACACAGATACACTTTCACCCGGCAAGTGGTATAAACCAGACAAACTAGAAACTGCACTTCCACTATACGATAATCCGCTATCCACAAAGAAAGCACCTGTTGTATTTGCGCCAAAGTCAAACAATTTAAGTTTTTCAACGTATCTTTTTGTAACACTGTTGATTGTACGCTTCACAATCATATACAATTCATCCTCGCCAGTATCAGATGGTAACGTTGCAATGCTTTCAACAACAGCTTGCCCACCGCTAAAGGCACCGCCAATCACATGCTTATGCCATGCAACAACCTCTTCTTCACGGCGATACGTCATGCCCACAAGCGTACCATCTGTTCTTGTAGCCCATACAACGCTATCTGGCTCCTGTTGATACGCAAACTGTGTCAAACCACCATCTGTTATATGCTCTGCGAGTATCGTCATATCAGGGGCAGAATACCCACCAGTATTTACATTACCAACAAACTTAAACTCTCTAACTTTACGTGCGCCACGTTGCACAAACAGCGTAACATCAGCGACTTGCACAGGCTCTATCGACGCTGATCCATAGTTAGAATACTTACGTATCAATGTTGTTGTGGGTGTTATAGGTCCATCATTTGTTGACGTAAGCACATATTCACCACCAGATGTACCAATCGTAAGCACTCTTGTTGCAGAGAGATAACGTATGGCATTTACTTGGTTTGATGCAATCGTGTAGATTAACGCATCATCAGCGTTTGAACCAACTGTAAAGTTTGTATAGTTACCGTTTTTGCTAAACCAAATACTTTGCGGATTATTATTTGTACCTGCGAATACAAGTCTTTGCTCAAAAAACGAGACACAACTTGGCCTGTTATCCGATCCACTTAATCCTGGTGAGGGAGATCCAGAAATAGAAAGTGTAGCGAATGTCCAATTATTGTGATCCGATCTTGTTAAGGTGCGTATATCATATGATGGATGCACAATATACATTGTATCCGCAGATTGAGCAAATCTAATACTAAATAAATCAGCCTCAGCGTATGGCGTTGCAACTTCAAAGATTTCTGTTGCAGTGCCACCAGATGTATACGTTGTAAAGCTGGTAGTATTTATGTCATTTCCAAAGAGATCTTGCAAAGAAAACGTGTTAGCTGTTGAATTTGCTACTAAATAATTTCTACCATTTACCTCTGTCATACCGCCTAAGCTATCAACAAACACTTCATCACCATTACTAAAACCGTGACTATTGCTTGTAAATACACCGGGGTTTGCCTTTGTTGCGGCAGTAATTGTTTTCGCGGAAGAGTTTAATACCTGTAGATCATTACGAAACACTCGCATAATCTGATTACCAAACTCAAGAATATACGTATCACTTGTTTTAAACTGAAACGGAATAAGCCTTGTTTTAACCGAGCTACTCTTTACCTCACCTAAATACTCAGTGCCGGGGCGTCTTGTTACGCCACCATGCGGCATTACCACCATATTTGTAAGATCTGATAATCCTTCACGATATTTCTCAATATTCGTTCTGCCCTCTAATCTTGGGCTTATCTCACCAGCAGTAAAAGAACTTAGGGCAGGTGCGCTTCTTGCCATTCCTAGAACCTACTCTCAATCAAATCACTTGCTTCCAAACGTTGTGTAGCGCTCTCTGTAGCATCGTTAAACCGTGCTTCCTTGACCTCAGCTTCATACTTGGCATACATCGTCTGTACAACGCTGTTAGAACCTGTGATTGCATACGCAATGTTAGACGCTAATCGAGCAGACAACGCTTGTATTAGGCTTGGATCGTATTGCTGTGGATCTGTTATCTTTGCAATGTACTTTATCTTTGCTGTGCCTTCATCAGTCACTAGCTTTCTGCCTTCTATCGCAAACACAGGACCGCCAGAATTATTTGTCATATTGTCTTGTGGGTATGACAAAGAGCCATTGCTAAACTCTAGAACTCGTAAACAAAATGGATCTGCTGGAAGTGCGTACTGATATGTATATCCAAAGTTAGGTGCAGTGCTATCTCGTGCAAGCTCTGCTCTTGTAATCAAACAATTCCAAGGGTGTGATCTAAACACCGCATCTCTCGTTCCTTCGTAAAACTGATTAACAACACGAGCAGCTTTACTGTTTTCAGAAAAACTAGAAATGTTTGACGCTCCTAAAAGATTAAGTGCGTAGTTAGCTATATCAACCGTACTTGCCATCAACTGTCTCCATATAAAAGAAGGGGCGGCGAACCGCCCCATCCTAGTTAGTCAACCACATACTTGATGGTTACTTCTACAGTACCAGTTCCGGCAGCGCCGCCCATAGTAACTGTGATAGCAACACCATCTTCATTGGTATCTGTCTCTGTGCCTGAGCCTAGAGCCAGAGTAGCAAGAATGTCTACCTTCTGTGCAGATGTAGACGCAGCAGCAGCCTTGTATGCAGCAGCAGACGCAGACACCGCAGAACCAGCGGCATTTGTGTGTGCAGCATACCCGACTGACAATGTTGTAGATGAACCCATTGCATCATGTGCAAGTGATCCTTCTAGCAATCTTGCGCCGTCTGGAAGAATAAACATTTCAATAACGTCACCAGACGCTAATGAAGATGCTTCGTATGTGCCATGAGCAACGCGGATACGTCCACCTAGCTCATTTGCTTTGTTCATCACGGCTGGAGTTGCTCGTGAATTAGTGCGTTGTGTCGAATAAACAGTAGCCATTTTTCAGTCTCCTTACTCGTTACAAGCAATTTCTACTACTTTTTCTTCTTCCATGCGTGTAGCACCGATAGACTGACAGTAGTAGACTTGCGTTGAATATGACTTGTCGGCTCGTTCATCAATACGTGCGGCTGGCTCTTTACCAACAGCAAGCTTAATACCATCTGACGCAAACGCAATAACCTGACGGTCACTGTTACTGTCTGTGTTTAGACGGTTAGATACGATGAATTGAAAGCCCACAAACGAGTTGATTTCACCTTGAGCCAAAGCTTTTACGGTATTGAAATCACTTGAAGTCACGGTTGTGTTGTTCAACAAATCACTGATTTGCTTTGGAGATACAACGATGTAACGTGGTATTGACGGATCAACACTTGCTGCATCAAGTAACTCTTTGGCACTTACTAGCTTGGCAATAGTCAAACCAGCAGAACCATGAGCAATTTTCTGGCCTGATGGAAGCGCTGTAGAAGTGCTACCGTCTTTACCAGTGTTTGCAGTACCAAGCGCCGCTGTGATGATTACATCATCCATAGCACGACCCATAGCTGCTGCTGCTGCACGGCTGTAGGTTGAAGTCGGATCAACAAGTAAACGCACTTTGTCCTGATCGTCGATCAAGTCAGCGTACTCATAATCTGACATTGTTACCATACGTCTGCTGTGTGGTGTTTCCACCAACGGCGTATCCGCATGGCGTGAAGTACGTAGGACAGCAGATGCTGCACCCACTTGGTCAAAAAAAGCTTTTTCGCCATTCACGCTTTCTGAATCTACCGCTGTACGCAATAGAGAACCCATTTGCTGCGATAGCATTTGGACGTTTGAAGAAAACTGATTGACAAAAGCTGTAGTAATTTGGGTTGACATTACGTCTCTCCTTTACAGTTTCAGTTTCGGGTTTGCTTCGCCTGGTTATCCCAGAGGGGCCAATGCTACTGCTTAGGGCAGCTATTCCGCTTGTCTACAAGCTTTGTCGTGGGCCTTGCGGTTATCCACTAAACATACTCCCTGAGACGTAACACTTCTTGAATGTAAGTGTCATGCTCTGGGTGCATCTTATCCCAATATGGCCCATCACGTCTAGTCATCTCTGAAATTTGACGTTGAGCCTCTTGTGGTGTCATTATAAGCTCTGATGGTGCGCCTTCAAGGTTATCTTCTCCAATTTGTTCTGCAAGCTGCGAAAACATCTTTACAACCATTGGATGATCCCCTAACATTCGCCCGTCCGATAAAGTAATCTGATCAAAGATTTCTGTATCGCCAAGCAAGTCTCTTGCCGCCATTTGTGCAAGTTCAATACGTTGATCAAACGCTTGCCCAAATTCTTGACGTAATTCTTGCTCACCTTCGTACAAAGCTTTTTCTGTGGTCTCAGTCATATCATTTTCTAAACCACTGATTGTATCTCTGACAAAGCCCATCATTTCATTCGCTTGTGCATTTGTAAGACCAGCAGTCAATGCACGTTCACGAAAGTTCCCAACAAGATCATCACTTACGGAAACTTCACTTTCTGCAAACTCATAAGCATTTGCTTCTTGCGGTGCGCCAAGTTTTGTAAACACCTCACGCCATTCTTCTGGCGTTGCAGATTTACTAGGTATGGCTACCTTGTCGGCTCCAATCATGCGTTGTGCATGTACATAGCTTTTTGCTAAGGCACCAGGGTCCGTAAAGTTTCGTAGTGATGGTTCATTACGTAGCTCTTCTGGTAAGCTTTCTAAAAAGCCAACTGGTGCGGTTTCTGGTGTAGCTTCTGCTACAACAGCTTCTGGTGCAGCTTCTTGAGATCCAGTATCTTGGATTGCCTCTTCGCTCATTGCGGTTCCTTCCCTTCGGACAACATCCTGACGATCAGCAGCAGTGCCGCTCGTTGTCCTTCGTTAAATGCAGTTTGATAAGGATCGCCAGTAAACGTGGTTGCCTCAAATCCAAATCTGGACTTGAGATCACTCAACACTCTTTCGCCGTCCTCTGTGTTGAACGTGCGTCTGTAAGTCAATTTTAACTCTTCTATCTCTTTCATCAATCAACAGACCCTGCTGCTTTAATCAATGGCGCTACTTTCTGCGCGGTTTCAGCTTGCATCATTTGTTGCTGCATTTCTTGTTGCGCCGCTTCTTGCTCTGCTTTTTCTTCACGCAAGCGCCGTACCTCTTCATTGCTTCTGATTACTCGTGCCGGAATACCTGTTACCTCTACAAGATACTGCACAAGCTTATCATCATCGAGATAATCCATCACAGGCGCAATCTCTGCTACCTGCATCATTACCTCAAAGCCACGCAACATTGACTGTAGATCTGTAAGCCTCTGAGCCTTAGCAAGCGGTGAGACATACTCAATATCAATGTCTTGGCCTTGTAGTTGCTCAGGCGCGGCAGGGAGGAGTCCGTTCCTGAGCAGCAGCGCAAAGGATCTGGATATAAGGGGCTGGAGCAATTCCGACTGGAGCCTACCGAGAACTGGTCCTAATAGCCGCATCTTTTCCTCGTTGCGCTGCAACACTTCAGTCGCTGTCATCGCTGGCCCTTGCGACATCAACAACTGATCCACATAGAAAGCCTGACGTATCGCGTTACGTCTTTGCTCTTCCATGTTTAAACCGAGAGGATTGTTTGCTCCAATATTTAAAGGCTCTAACCTATCTCTTGTTCCTGTTCTGTAGAAGTTCAACGCCCCCGGTGTTGTACGTACAGGCAACATAAATCCGTCATCTGGAACCATCAGAGGTGGATCAACTTGTTTCTGACTTGCCCTGATTGTTATTTCTGACATTTTGTTTAGCATCTTTACATCTGGCAGTGCGTTCATTGCTGGGCTTCTACCATATGTACTTACGCTATCTTTTACGAAACGCGGAACCATAAACGGAAAATCATCAAAGCCACCTTCAGACAATAACTGTCTTGTGTCTGCATGATAATAAACAGACGCTATTGCTTTGTTCTGTGCCTTACGCCCCTTTGTTTCTCCACGCGGATATATTGCATGGACAATCTCATGCTCCTTATGCGGCTCGTTCTTAAAATCTTTTGCCATCTGTGCTGGCAATGTTTCCTCACCAAAGCGCTGCGCCGCAGCACGAGCAGAAATCTTAAACTTTCTATATATTGTATCTACTTTACCATTTGCATCTTCAGCTACCGTAATCTCTGCGATATGCCGACACGAAAACCGCAAGCCCTCTTTGTCACCTTCTACATAGAAAGCAGCAGTGCCAAACACTACTAAATCATAATAAAGCTCATGTATCTCTTGTTGAAAGTTAGATCTGTGAAACGCCTGATACATTTGATCCAAGCACAATTCCAACCACTCATTTGCCATATCGTCATTTTGTAATGAGGGATCTCGATACCGCATAGAAAACCAAGGGGTGCTAGGAGATGTAAGCATACCATGTAAACTAGACGATAAAAGCTCTACAGCATGGATTGCTGTGCCATCATAGATCAACTCTGTACGTTTATCGCCTTGCGTTCTTTTCTTGGTTATGTCTGCTTTTCGCGGCAACATATAGTCTGCTAATTCTTGCCAATGACGCTCCCAATTAGAGCGTGTGCTTTGCAAAGACTTAAAACGTCTGTCTAGTTGTGCTATTAACGGTAAGATCTGTGGCATTACATCATTCCATAGTTATTCATAAGAGAACGTTTTTTCTTCTTGTTAGTCATTGCCAACCCTTCTGTAGAACCACCTTGCGTTCTACCAGCCATCTTTTGATTAAGACGCTCCAAAGGATCAACCGTCATATCTACACGCCGCTTCGCTGGTTGCGCCGACTTTGCACCCATCTCACCAGCAATGTTTCTACGATACATAATCATCTGATTAAACCACCGCCCATAAGAGATCGCCGCCTACGAACTGTTCCGGCTGTACCAGTGCCAAGCAATCCTTTTGGACTTGTTGCAATCGTAGCACGTCTGCCCTTGCCAGTGCTTTCAATCGCCTCAGCTTCCGTTTCACTCGTTACAACACGATTATCAATTACATCACCGACACTTACATCTCCACCCTTATATGTTGTATCCGCACCTGTAGTGGTTGTTTCTGTAAACGGTGGGGGTGCTGGTGGGGGAGTAGGGGTAGTCGGCGCTGTAGGTTGTGTAGGTGTTGTTGGTGCAGTCGGCGTAACAGGAGTAACTGTTGTGTCCGCTGTTGTATCCGTAGTAGTTGTAGCAGCTCTTTCTCTTCTACGATCTCTATTTCTTTTTTCCCTAAGACGTGCTTGCTCTGCTTGTGCAGCCTCTCTTCTTTCAGGCAATCTTGAATAGTATTCGGTATCTGGTTTTTG